GAGAAAACCTCGCCAGCTCAAGCTTTAGAGCTAGCGATAAATTCAGTAACTAACACACATTGAAATTGGCCAGAAATAGGTCGAGATAATCGTTGTATTGATTGGGCTGCCTACGATACACGCGCGGATCAAGCTCTGGATTCTCCTTACGGAAAATTTCGAGTTTGTCGTTGACGTGATCGAGGTAGGAATTATAGGTTTCCTCCCCATGATGGAAGAGCTCGCGATGAAAATTTTCCATCGCTTGCTTGAAGTATTCCTCATCTGACAAGTCGTTTTTTGTGCGACGCCAGTTGAGGAGCTCCGTGATTGATGTCATGTCGAGAGGTGCCGTGTAGAACTTTGTTCCCGGCAGATGTTTAAAATGTCTCTTGAGATATGAAACGTTGTCGATATGAGTAAATGCTTCTTCGTCTTCTTTGTTCTTGGTAGCACTGGTATAAACCAGTCCGTGTTCCTCGAACCATTCCTGCATGGCGAAGAAATCGACGTATTGTCGAAGCCGTGCAGAAAGCGCAATGAGATGATCATCTCCGTAGATTGCGAATTCTACTTCATCGATGAGTTGTTGAGTCGTGAGGCGAGGGCAGCCTTTAGCCTCTGCGATTTCAATGATGGCACAAAGTAACTCAAGCCAATTGCAGACTGAGTTCTCAGGCGATGTCGTCGGAAGACCTGACTTCATGCCTGTTGTGATCGCGACGAGTGTATTTGCCGCGAGATGATATGAGTGAGTCGTCCCTTTGACCCAAGCCATTCGTGCTCTGTTCGATGGATTCCGCTTCCCATAGAAGCCATGATTGATGCACTCGCATGATGCCGTGCGAATCTGATCGCCACAATTCCCATCCCAGTTCTTGTGGTCGCCAGCAATGAGCAAGCCTCCGTGCTTGTTCATTCGTCCTCGCAGTCCCGTTGCATCGGATCCAAGCATATTAATGCCGACACTTATTTCATTGTCGACAGGATGAGCCATTGACGCAGCAAGAAATCCTCCAAACAATTTACGCCCAGCCAACAGCTGATGAAGCGGCGCAATGTCGAAGGATCTTGTTGATGCTTCATAAATTTTTGCGAGTTTGCGACGCTCGTCTTTGAGAGATTCAATGAAAACATAAGGCGTGATGATGCCAGCATGCAGTTCGGAGAGTGTCTTTGAGACCTCCTCTTCCAGCTGCTTTCCAATGAATTCGCCGTTATAATCTTTGATGGTAAATGCATACGTGTCTTTCTTGTTCGTCTCAGGATGAGGCGTGACATCGAAATAGGCGGATTTCCCGCTTGACGATGGTGGCGCAATCCACTTCCAATATGCACCGCAACTCGTTGTGAGGTCAATCCTCTTGAACTCGCTTCCTTCGATTCCATTGATCATTTCATGATCGGTGCAATCCCTTCGCCAGTCCTTGGACTCACTCCACACACTCATCTTCGCTTTTACAACCTCTTTGGCTCTCTCGAGCGTTTTGAGATTGAACTGCGGCGGGTCATGTGTGAACTTGTCCATTGCAAGAGAGAGGACTTGCCGCCCTCCCGCTTTCACCTCATCACTCACAAGTTCATGATGGATCGACATTGCGGCCGGAAACGTTTTCACTGGGAG